TGAATTTTATCAACGTCATTTATATAATGACAAATTTATACCTGTGACTGCTAATTTAACTGGAGTTAATCAATGAGTTATGTACTAGATCCTAATGATGGAATGTATTATTGGGATGAAGATGGTGTAGGAAATATTAACAATATTCCTAAAGAAGCTATTGGTAAAATTAAAGCTAGCCCTAAACCTTCAGTTGATATAAATAAAGCTGCTGAAAAGATTTTTCAAGATATTGCATCAGGAGCAGGTGCTATTCCTTCTGCTTCAGATTTTGATGTTTACTGGAATACTGGTGAATCAGAATATCAAGGTAGCCAATTTGTTTCAGGTGAAACTGCTAGATCATTTTCTTCTATTGAACAAGAGTTTAAAAACCTTAGCATTAAAGACCCAGAGTATTTAAGATGGGTTGATGCTTTAAGAAAAACAGAATTTGGTTCAGCTTTTCCTAAAAAGAAAACACCAACAAAAGGTCAAGTTCTTTCCGCTTTAAGAAAAGCAGGACAAGAAGCATCTATTACAGGTACTTCTTTGCAAGATTTAGTTTACAATAATGCTGAATACAAATCAACAACTGGTGGAACTTCTGCTGAAGCCAGGGCTAATAGTATTGCCACGATTAAAGCAAGAGCTTTAAATATTGGTGCTGAACTCACAGATTCTCAAGCAGCAAAACTTGCAGTGGATTATGCACAAGGTGGTATGAGTATTGAAGTCCTTGATGCTAATATTGCTAAAGTTGGCAAGATTGATATTAATAAAGGTCAGTTAGCCACAGATAAAGCTGAACTTAAAGCTTGGGCTTTAGACAATAATGTTAATTATTCTGAGGCTTGGTTTGATGCTACTGTTGCAAATATTGCTAAAGGTGTTCTTACTAAAGATACTGCTAAAGCTGAAATAACTAATCAAGCTAAAATAAATAATCCTGCGGAATATTTTGTTAAAGGTCTTGATTCTGGTCGTAGTATAAGACAACTTGCTTCCCCTGCTTTATCATATTTGTCTAGGGTTCGTGGTGTTGATGAAAGCCTTATCCCTTTAGATGATCCTCTTATGAAACGTTACACAAATGCTCGCGATGATAAAGGTAATCCTACTTATTTACCTAATTGGCAGTTTGAAACAATTGTTAAAACTGAAGATCCTGCTTACCCAACATCTGCTTTAGCGCAAAATGATTTTGTTCCTTTGCTTAATTCTATAGGACAATTTTTTGGAAAATCCATAGGCAGGGGTAATATAAGTGGCTAGTTATAGAGAATATTTAATAGATCAAAAAACTGATTGGCAAGCGGTTCAAAACGAAATTGCTAGAACACTTCCACAAGTTCAAAATGTTGTTAACCCTAATGTTAAAGTCCCAACTCTTGCACAACTTTCAGGTAATGCTGCAGCTGGTGCAGGAACTTATGGTGGCACAGCAGGTATGACCGTTGCACAACAAGCAGGTCAAAACCCTAATCTTATTAATTGGCGTGACTATTTTATAACAGTTTTACGTGGTTGGGGTCTTGAATCCCTTGCACCTAAAGTTATAGATTTTGTTAACCAAGGCTTTATTGGTGACACCATTCTTCTTAAACTTCAAGAAACCCCTGAGTATCAACAACGTTTTGCTGGTAACACTGCACGTAAAAAAGCAGGTTTACCTGTGTTGTCACCTGCAGAATATCTTGCAACAGAGTCAGCTTATAAACAAACTATGCGTAGTGCAGGTTTACCTACAGGTTTTTATGATGACCCTTCAGACTTTTCAACTTTTATTGGTGTAGATGTTTCTCCTGCTGAACTTAAATCACGTGTTGATATTGCTGCACAAACCATTGATGGTGCTGATCCTTTCTTTAAACAACAATTAAGAGAATATTACAATCTTGGTGATGGTGATATGATTGCTTATGCACTTGATCCTAATCGTGCATTGTCAGTGATTGAACGTCAAGCTCAAGCAGTTCAATTTGGTGCTGAGGCTACACGTCAAGGTATTAGTGCACCTAAGTCTATGGCTGAAACTTATGCTGGTCTTGGTGTTACACAACAACAAGCCCGTCAAGGTTTTGAACAAGTTGCAGAAATTTTACCTACAGCGCAAAGACTTTCCTCTATAACACCTGAAGCTGCTCCTGTTGGTTTAAGTGAAACAACTTCTGCTGTGTTTGGTGGAGAACAATCTGCTGACTATAAGCAAAGAATTAGAAGACTTTCTGAAATTGAACAATCAAGATTTGCTGGCCAATCTGGTGTAACCAGAGGTTCCCTTGCACAAGGAACACAAGGCCAGTTCTAAAACCTACTAAGCGCACCGGCACTTAGAAGCGTAACCGAAGCCCGGCAGTATGAGCCATCACAGATTCCCCTGTTTGTGTATGTGGCATACGACAACTTAATGAAAGGGAGTGGCTGCAATGGCCAACCAATACGAATACGAAGACGAAATAGAAGAACAAGATAATGGTCCCGCAGAATTGCGTAAGGCTTTAAGGAAAGCGCAAAAAGAAAGAGAAGCCATTGAGGCTGAACTCAATCAAATGCGTTCCGATATGCGTTCTCGTTCCGTCAAAGATGTATTGGCCTCAAAAGGTGTATCAGATAAACTAGCGAAACTTATTCCTAGTGATGTGAACACACCTGAACAGATTGATGCTTGGTTAAACGAATACAGTGATGTATTCGGTATTAAACAAGATGAGCCTGTTCAACCTGCCGTTGATGAAGAAACAATCAACGCTAATCAACGAATCAATAATGTTACTTCAACAGCACAGAACCCTTCAGGTGAGCAAACGCAACACCAAAAGGTTATGGCTGCGAAAACAAAAGAGGAACTTGATCAGCTGTTGTTTGGTCAATCTCTCGGTAGATAACCGCAACTACTATCAACCTTGAAAGAAGGTGAACTAAATTGCCTACAGAAAATTATACAAGTACTAGCACCGCGTCCCTAGGAACTTCCTTGGTACAGACTGCTTATGACCGCTATGTAGAATTTGCTCTGCGTGCTATGCCACTTATCCGCGATGTTGCTGATAAGCGTCCTGCACAACAGGCTATGCCAGGTTCATCTGTCGTATTCCAGTTATACACTGATTTATCGGCAGTAACCGGCACTTTAACTGAAACTGTAGATCCAGATTCAGTAGCATTAGGTAATACAAGCAACGTAACTGTAACTCTTAACGAATACGGTAACGCTGCAATCGCAACACGCAAGTTAGAACTGTTCTCATTGTCTGATGTTGATCCAGCAATCGCTGACATCATCGCATTCAATATGGCAGATTCTATTGACAACTTTGCACAAACAGTGCTACGTCAAGGCTCAAACGTAATTTACTCAGGTGGTGGAACAACAACTACTGGTGTTACCGGTGGTTCTGTAATCACTTCAGCAAATATCCGTAGAGCTATTGCTAAATTGCGTGCAAACAAAGCTGTTCCACGTGTTGGTGAATTGTACTGGGTTGGTATACATCCAGAAGTTTCACACGACTTACGTGCAGAAACAGGCGCAGGCGGATGGCGCGAAGCACACGTTTACAACGAATCAGGTGCTGGCAATCTATGGCCAGGATCAATCGGTGTATACGAAGGTGCAATGTTCGTAGAATCACCACGTTTGTACAATGCAACAGATGGTTCTTCTGGAACTACACGTGTATTCCGTACACTTATCTGTGGTAAGCAAGCATTGGCTGAAGCCGTTGCTGAAGAACCACACGTAGTGATTGGTCCTGTGACCGATAAGTTAATGCGTTTCCGTCCAATCGGATGGTACGGCGTTCTTGGATTTGCTCGCTACCGCGAAGCATCCTTGTTCCGCATTGAGTCAACCTCAAGCATCAACAACGCCTAGTTTTAGGCAAAATTGTAGCCCCCATTGGAAACGGTGGGGGTTACACCTTTAAGGAGAACAATGGCATATTATTTTTTACCACCTACTGTTGAAGAAGGCCCTGCCGGTGGTGGCGCATTGTTTTATCGTTATAAGTTGACTAGGGCTAATAGTGTTTTACAGAGGACTGACGGGTCCTATTATAGTGTTCGTACACCAAGCGTTGAGGAAACACAATCCGCTTTGTATTACTATCCAGGTGGACACCAAAATTTAATTTCAGATGCAGAACGCACAAGTTTAATTGCAGCCGGTTACGGCCCAAATATTATAGAGGAATAGATGACACCAGGTAGATACAATATGAAAGTTTATCAAGGCTCAACTTTTAGCCTTAGACCACAATGGAAAATTGATGGCACATATGTTAATGTGACCGGTTATTCTGCTGCTATGAGTGTTAAGTATTCACCAACTTCTGTTTCAACAATTATTTCTTTAACTTCAGTTAATGGTCGTATCACTGTTGGTACTACTGATGGTAAGTTTACTTTGGCTTTAACTGCTGCTGAAACCACAGCTTTAGCTGCAGGTAATTATGTTTATGATCTTGAGGTTACTGCACCTAATGGTACTGTGACTCGTTTACTTGAAGGTGGCTTCACTGTTTACGAAGGGGTCACTTCTTAATGACAACAGTTTTTTCTACAGCAGTTGTTGAAATCCCAACAACAACAACAACTCTTAATGTTGAATATGAAGAGACTGTTATTGTTGAACTTGGTGTTATTGGTCCTCAAGGTGTTGAGGGCGATCAAGGCGTTACTGGCCCTACCGGACCTGCGGGTCCTACCGGTGCGACTGGTGATACTGGTTCTACCGGTATTACTGGTCCCACTGGTACCACAGGTAATACTGGAGCAACCGGTTCTACAGGCCCTACAGGTGCTGATAGCACTGTTGCTGGCCCTACGGGTCCAACTGGTGCTGTGGGTGTTACGGGTGCTACGGGAGACACAGGTGCAACAGGTTTACAAGGTGTTACAGGTCCTACAGGTTCACAAGGCAATACTGGTGCTACAGGCCCAACTGGTCCTACTGGTGCTCAGGGAAACACTGGTGCTACTGGCGTTACAGGTCCCACTGGCGACCAAGGTTTGCAGGGTGTCACTGGTGCAACTGGTGGTACTGGAGCGACAGGTTCAACAGGTGAGACTGGACCTACAGGCCCTCAAGGTATTCAAGGTGTAACTGGTGCAACAGGACCTACTGGAATAACCGGTGACACTGGCGCAACTGGACCTACCGGTCCTACCGGTGCTGATTCAACTGTAGCAGGACCAACTGGTCCTACAGGTTTACAAGGTGTTGTTTACGGAATTTCTGAACCTACAGACACAGGTGTGGTATGGTTAGATACTGACGCAACAGGCCCACTTGTACCTAATGGTGGAACCACAGGTCAATACCTTGGTAAGGCTTCTAGTGCTGACTATGATGTTAGTTGGCAAAGTATTCCTGAAAGTTTGAATCCGTTTTTATTAGGTGGGATATAAATGGCTGTTTTAAAATATTACGATGGTACCGATTGGGAACCAATTGTTAGTGCTTTACAAGGACCAACTGGTGCTAGTATAACTGGTCCTACCGGACCAACAGGCGCTACGGGTGCTACTGGTACAGACCTTGGGTTTGTTCCTAATTTTATGCTTGGTGGAATGTAACAAAATAACATATTGGGGACGATATGAAAAAGATTAAGATATGTGCGTACACGATTGCTTTGAATGAAGAGAAGCACGTGATGCGTTGGCTTGAAGGAACAAGAGACGCAGATGTTCGCGTGGTAGTGGACACAGGTTCAACGGATAGAACTGTTGCCTTACTGCAAGCAGCACCTAATGTTATTGTTCACCAAATATCTGTTAAACCTTTTAGGTTTGATGATGCACGTAACGCAGCTCTTGCTTTGATCCCTGCTGATGTTGATGTGTGTTTATCTCTTGATATGGATGAAGTCCCTGAGTTTAACTTCTTTCACACTGTTCGTGAAACCTGGGAACCTGGCACTGGTCGTGGTTGGGTTTGGTGGGACACCGGTAATAAGTGGAAGAACAATAATAGGCTTCACGCACGTGAAGGTTATCGTTGGATTAAACCGTGTCACGAAGTAACCTTTAGATATGCTGAGGGTGAAGAAAAAACTTTAGATTACGATTTGACAGTGTTTCATAAACCTGATGATTCTAAGGCTAGAACTTATTATTTGCCTATGCTTCAGGCTTCTGTGCACGAAGACCCACGTGATGCACGTATGTGGGCTTATCTTACACGTGAATACTTTTTTCACGAAAAGTGGGAAAAAGTTATTGAATCTGCTTTCAGTACATTGCAAGCAGGTGGTTGGTATGTTGAACGCTCCGCTGTGTGTAGGGCTGCAGGTGAGGCTTCACAAAAACTTGGCAATAAAGACAATGCTCTTAAATGGTTTCAACGTGCTGTTAAAGAAAACCCAACAGAACTTGAACCTTGGTTTAGTTTTGCACAGTTCTCTTACACTGTTGGTAACTGGCAAGGGTGTTGGGATGCGGCAAGTAAAGTGTTTGAACTTGAACCATCAACCCATTACCTAAATGATAAATCAATTTGGGATTGGCGTTGCTACGATCTGTTAGCTGTTGCAGGTTGGCAACTTGGTAAAAAAGAAGAGTCTTTAAAGTACATTAAGATGGCCCTTGAGGCTAATCCGGAGGATGGACGCTTACAAGATAACTTGAAGTGGTTGGAGGAAAACTATGTCGCTACACAGGCAGAGAACCCATCCTGATTATGTTGAAGGTTGTTTTGGTTGTAAGGCTTCCACGTTAGAGTTGCATCCTGGTGATGCAGCCCATATGCGTGTTGTTTCCCGTAAGAAGTGGGATGCTGAACTTAATGCTTATGCTGATGCTAGACGACAGGGTATTCAACCTGCTGGTACAAGTATGAAAGCAATTAAGGATGCCCATAAGGCTAGTGAGAATCTTGGTAAACCGTATAACGGGGAGAAAATGGCCCCGGCTCATAGGCTTGCCAATAAGAAGGTAGCAAACGCTATCTCTAAGTTAGGAATATAATATGTGTGATTGTGGATGTTATGGTGCTGTCAACCCTTACGGTGTTGGTGGTTCAGAAGTTAATAAACCTGCTAAAGCTAAAGGTGGAGTTCCACCTCGTATGCCTCAACCAAAATTTGTTGAGGTTGGTAAGTACAAGAACGAACCTAAAAACAATAAGTAATAATGCCTGAGTTAAACGCAAATATTCCACCTATTGATTGTTATGTGCGTGGTAACTTTTTGCGTAACCAGGAAGATTCGCACGATAAGTATTTTGAGTGTGTAATCTTTGGTGTGTCAAGTGTGCAAAACCGTAGTCCTTTGTTTCATTTTATGATGGAAGATGGTGGGCTTTGGTGGCGTATGCCTATCAATGCTTTTTGTACAAAACCTGGTGTTCCAGAGGTTGACTTGCACGAACTTGTTTTATGGAACTCGTTTAGCCCTTATGTAGCGGTAACTAAGTTTGCTAATTTAACAAACCTTAAAATGAGTTACAGGGATCGTAATAGGAATGTTGTTCAGGGTAAATATTTGTTTACTTTGGATTGGCATAATCCTGATTCTAATAGGCTTGATGATGGTTATTCGGAAACACCTAATGAACATAAATGTGGTCACGTTATCCAACGTGATGATGGCAACTTTGCCATACAACCTAACAACAGGGTTCGTGTGTTTGAACCTTCCTTTGCTAATAAAAAAGATTTAGTTATAGGTAGGCTTATCAATGACCGTGTTTGGGATGTTGAGGATAAGGAGAAATAATGCCGTACAGTAAATATTCAAAGAAACAAAAAGGTTTAGCTGCTATTGCTGAACCACGTAAAAAGATTACTGGTGCTGATTTAAAGAAAGCTAAGAAAATGTCCAGTATGAAGAAGATGGGTAAAGTTAAGTAATATGGCTAAATCTGCTGCGTGGCAACGCAAAGAAGGTAAGAACCCTAAAGGTGGGTTGAACGCTAAAGGTCGTGCTAGTGCTAAAGCACAAGGTATGAATCTTAAACCACCTGTTAAAGCAGCAGCAGCTAAGAAGTCACCTAAGT